AGTATACGATTTTGTGTTTATGCTCTTTCTGTATATCTTTTTTCCGTTCAATTTTGCGCGGTTGAAAGAATATATACAGTGAATATAAAGGCTTATATAATGGCGAATCTGATTACAAGTTCTCTACTAAATGGTATTGGGCCGGGAGCATTGGCGTCGCTTGGGAATTCAACGGCGAAACCCATTTCTGAGATTACCGATAAAGGCGTGAACCGAGGGAAAAATTCCCAAATTATCGGCAAATACATAAAAACACGGCTCAAGAAGGTTATTGGTGAAGATGATATTGTCAACGCGTTCATCGACGGGCACGAATCGCATTTCAACAACGATGGTATGAAAGATAAAGTAGTCGAAACATATAACCATATTTTAAAAATATTTGCGGGGGTTCGTGTTTCTAATAACGAAGAGACATTCAAGCGGATGCTATTTGACCTGACCGTCGCTAAGATTCCGTTTTTGGGCGTGGATTCTTTGGATACTAAGATAATCTCGATGCAAACCAACATTATGAAAAAAATTCGATTAGTGATTAGTAATATGCGCGGAGGCGAGCTTCGCGGCAAACAGATGTTCAAAACTGGCAAGGATGGTATTATGAACCGTGCGTTTAAAAGTATCATACCTGGGGAAAACTCCGTCGACCCATTCGAAAGCTTAAAAACCAAAGCTACCAATAGTTTAATGCCTCAACCCAGCAATGAAACCGAACTTTCGCCGGCGCTCAAGTGTTTTGTCAATAAAAATACAGAGAACATCATCGAGAGTTATATAAAGAATGAGACTGACGCCAAAATAGTCAATGATAGCATTCAACTCAGCATGATCGAACTAATATATGACGCATTTAATCGCGATGATATGCGCAATAAGCTCTGTAATCAAGTGTATAAACACGTTGATGAACATATTCGTATGATTGCTACAAAAATAGTCGAGAGTCTTTGCGCCCCCCCGCCAAAACAAGCAGTTCAAGACTTAACATTGAATGGCTCTAAGACGTTCGCCGAAAAAAAAGTTGCCGCCGGCAGCGCCGGTCCCGTCTCCTCCGGAATCCCCCTAAGCGAGGCCGCTTCAGACGTAGGCCCCTACTACAGACCGCCAATCCTTCCCAATGCTGACAGACTTGAGATATACCAATTATTGTATGTTTTATTGGACGAACCTCTCATTCAAGGATATATTCGCGCCATAAACAAACACTCCGCCATTTTGCCTACTAAAACCACATTCAAAGACATGATCAAATCAATAGTACTTACAATTTATCCGTCTGGAGGCGAATCGCAGAAACCTATCCTTGTCGCAAAACAAGAGGCGACTGGTGTAGGAAGACTGAACAATGTCTTGAAAGACACAATTTCCCAAATCATCGGCGAACAAACCCAGAAGAAAGCGAATGGGGGAGGATCGAGCGTCAGCTTGACACCTGCTGATTACGATATATCACAAATCATAGACCAGATAACAACTGAACTGTTTGAAGGTGTCGGAAACAAAATAAATGATTCGGTCAACGATAAACAAATACAAACAACGGTTTTGAATGTCATCCGTGATTGTCTGGATACTACCGATATAGACAAAATATCAAAAACCATAGTCGACCGAACATATAATTGTTTGATTGGGTCGTTATGTGTTCGGGTCCGTATGCATATTTTTTATAAGATGTTTTATAAGAAACAAGTGGACGAGAGTAATCCAGCCTTCCATGAGAGTATAAATAAGAATCCACGCAAAATACTCGTGTATAATCAAGCCCTCGATACGGTTATGAATCCAATTTTATCGCAGATGATTCCTAAATTACCGAAGCCGCTCCAGAAAGGTGGAACAGTTAATTTTAAATACACAACAGATAAACCGTATACCATTAGTACACCTGTGTACAACCTTTTTTCGGAACGGATGATGGGCGCACTAAAAGACATCGAGTTTAAAAAAAATCTGGCAATGGTTGCGTTGGACGCAAACGGCATGTACAACTATTTTACCAAAATCTACATACAAACTATGAAAAACGTGAAGTCAGACAATATGTCCGATGTGTTTGCTAAATACATTTTCGTAGAATCGGTTTCGTTCGATTGGAAACAGTTTCGATTCGTTCGTGCGAATAGTGATATCATGACCATCATGAAACAACTAAGCGTTGTATTTTACGGACTCCCGTTCAGAGGTAAAAACTTTACAAATAAATCCCCGGATGTTGTGGATGCCGGGTTTCGGTACTTCTTTCAAGAGTATCTCTATTATAGTGATTTCTCGACACGTATTCGCGAAAACACCGAATTCTCCGATTTGATTTCTACCTTAAACGACGAGGTTTTAATCAGCGACCCGGCCGCCAATATAAATATCAAGACCCGGTTTGGAATCGACGAGAGTCTCAACCACAATATTCAAAACATGATATATTACGCACAAAACCCTCGGGCGTACAAAAAGGACACGACGCCGCACCATAAGCCGACAACGAAATCTAATAAGAAGAGCGATACTCCAACCTCGTTGACGACAGGAGGCAATCGCAGGCGGACCAAACGTTCCACCCGTCGCCGCCGAAGACGTACCCGAAAGACCCGCTAAAATATATTGCTAAAACCATATCAACATATAATGTGTAGTATACCATCTATGCTGATGGCAGCTGCTAACTTACACATTATATCTTTGTTTGCGTCGACCGCGTATTTCTTCGTATCGTTTTATTGGGTCAAGGAGGCCAACCGAAATTTGGTGAGAGATACTCTCGCGTTGTACCAGGGAACTTCCGATTTGTCCGTTAATAAAATCTTCCAAATGATAACCAATATTCATACAATTCAAGAGTGTATGGACTATCGAAAATCGGGCAATGACGCGACATACTCCGAACAACTCTTCCGAGAAATGTCGACTCCCGAAACATTCGCGTTTTATGATAATACACGTATTGCGATCCACTGTCTACAAAGTCCCCATCATCAAAACATACTCATTAATCGTTTTACGCGCGAGATTCTGAAAAACGAGACATCGATGGCATTAACGGTGTTTCATCAACCGACTCTCGACATTACTGATATAAATACCGAAATGGAAACCCAAATCCGGAATGAACTTGTCGACCGGCTCATACAATTGCAGAACCAAACCACCGAAGACATTGTCCGGTCGTATTTTAATGAATTGGAACGCAATGAAGCGCAGCTTTCTGGATGGGCCACAGCCGCAGGCGCAGGCCACCGCATCCATACACCAACCCAATCACCCCAAAACACACTTCGCATTACTCCCGAACGTTCTATGTGGAGCAAATATGTTCTGTTTGCGGGAGTATTATACGAAATGACTTCCCAATATTTATTCGAACATCCGAGTCATACTCCATTTAGAGATATCCTCGATGAACTAATAAAAAGTATTCGCAAATACGCAAGAAAAATAAACGAAGAAACGGTGCGTACACGAAATTCACTGGACGATATGACTCTCGCTATTCAACGTATATACAACAAGATTTTTATAGCGTATAACCGGACCGTGCGACTGGGTTCTACTGCAGCCGTGCTGGGGGTTCAATACGTTCATTTTGTTTCGACACAACTATGCCACCGATACAAAACGATACAAAACGCCTAATGATACAAACATATACAAAATTGCTTGATTGATTGGTTGGTCGCTTGCTCACTTGGAAATGGCAGTATAATACTTGGCCGACACATTGACCGACCGTTTGCGCAGCTTGGTTTTTTTCATTTTTGCTGCGGGTTCGTCGGTCGTAACCGACACGGCATCGCGTTCCACCATCAGTAGATTCTTGATGAATTCGAAAATAAAACGCAGAATTTCCTCCGAACAGTTTCCCACAATCAAACAACTGCCTGTGCGAAACACCATGAACGACACTTCCGTGTATCGTTTGTTTTCTCCCAGCTCGCACATTTTCATTCCGCGGTCTTCCACGTCGATTTTACCGGTTTGGATTGCGGGGTCAAACCCGTGCTCATGATTGAAATAAAACTTACATTTGATTCCGGGATAGATACACGGGTCGTAGGACGTCTCAATGCCGTACTTGTCGCCGCGCAAAATCGAAAACAGCTTCTCGCGATTAATGTAGAAACCGCAATTGAAGTTGGAATTGATAAGGACGTTGTCGTCGACATGTGTATCCACAAACGCCAGGGGCGAAGAAACGTGCGGCTGTAGAATATTTAGGATAAACCGTTTCATTATCTCTAAAATCTCCGCATTCAACACTCCCGGTATTTCCAGCTTACCCGTGTTGAAAATCTTCACGTGGATCTCGCGGAAAATGCCTTCGTATCGGAATCGGACGATTACCGCGAAACAGTTGTAAAACGCATTCTTGACCTTTCCGCGACAATTCATGATGTCTTTCTTCGATATGCCGACGGTTATCTTGCGCTCGTCCTTGAACTTGATGCGGCGCGCGGTAGGATTGTTGATTTGTTTAATGATATTCTCGGTGTAATACGGAATCGTTTTCAGTTTTTCCACCAATTGGTCGTATTCTTCCGGGGATTTAGACACGATTTTCATCTGTTTTTTGACGACACAATCTACCGGTTTCCAATACTCTTCTATCGGGATCTTCCAGAAGACAGTATTTAGGTCAATCTCTTGATTTAGAAACAATACTTTGGTTTTCGTCGATATAAACAACACGTTCGGCTCCATCAGTGGAACCACCTCGGAAGTGCTCTCCGGTGACACCGATACGTCGTCTTCCTCCCCGTGAACGAATGCCGGCTGTTGCGTTATTTTTTTGGCCGATTCGGGGACTTTTTTCGCAACGGGCGCGGGGGTAGTCTCGACTACACCAATCATACTTGTTTGTTTATACTGGGTATGGATGAAACTCTGCCATTCTTCGTCGATTGCGGATAACATTTTCGGTCTTTAAGTGCTTTAGTTAATAATTTCTAAGTTGTATATGTTTATCGACCCTTCTCTTTAAATACCTTTCAATTTTGTAAAAAAGCTGTTGCCTATATATACGATGTATTCGAAATCGGTGGAGATAGATACGTATAGCAATTCAACCTCGACTACTACGTCTAAGAATAAGACCTATAAACAAAAACGATTTCCTAAAAAAGTGCCTCACGAAGTATTCCCAGAAACCAATTGTATCGCGGAACATTCGGGCGAATCGCCAAGCGCGTATGCCGTAAACGCGGCAGCTGGAATACACGACCCCACTATCGTACATACTCCACCGAGCGAATTCATGCTACACCTAAAAGAACGAATGAGCGTTTATTTCAAGTAGGGAAACCTACGGTTTCGAGATTCCCGGGCTCTGGCCCGGGAATCGAAAAGCGCGCCCGGGGCTTTGGCCCCGGCCGCTTCCCCTACGACCCCTTCCCTTGTATGCGCGCTTCGCGCGCAATAAGGATGGATTGTATGTAAAGCATTGGTAGCCCCATAGTGCTTTGGGCCACGGCCGCTTCCCCTACGACCCCTTCCCTTGTATGATTCCCGGGCAAAGCCCGGGAATCTGATAAGCATAGAGATTGTATGGCAAGCAATACATCTCATACCAAATACTCTCGGGCATAACCTCGGTCGGAAACTTATATCTTGCCCAACATTTTTGCCGAGGTCTTCGCAAGATAAAAGAATAGGCGTGTTTTATACAAAAAGTAGAATTGTGGTTTTTGTAAAAAATTTGTGAACATACATAAAAGCTCACAAATGGTGAGGTGTTTGTTTGCGGATGGTTCAAATTCGGTATATCATTTATTGTTCGGTATACTCGCGTCTCGTGTTTTCGTGATTCTCCCGATATTCATCTTGTATCAATTCTCTGAGCACATTTACCTGCGAATGTCCGGCCGACCCGACAACAATATGTTAGTGGACCTGGCCGAGTTTTTCATCGGTTATATCTGTAGTGCGATGTTGGCCTTAAAGTATTGAATGATATGTTGTATGGGCACATCGTCGGGAGTATGGACCACAATATCCGCTATATTCAAAAACGCTTCCGATACTACATTCGGATAGTTCCGGATAACATAATTAAAATAACTATTCAGTATCTTGCGTTTGTCAACGTTGTATTGGATACTTAACATTTGGATATATGTCTGACACGTATATTCGCCATGTAATCGCCGAGCTTCGGTAGGAGACAACATCAGCAACTCGTGGATTGTTTTCCAGTGTTCATTCGACACTACTTTTGAGGTGCTGTCTCGGTCTCTACCAAACGAATGCGCGTTCAGTTGTATAAAATTAATCATACTGCGAATATCCGAATGGTAATTGTTCTGGATGGTCTCGATATCATCGTCTTTCAATGGAACGTCTTCTAAATCCGCAATGTTTCGAATAAACTTGTATATATCCGTCTTAGGCAATTGGTTAAAACGGACACACAAAAACTCGTGCTGAAGCGACTCGTCTATCTTACTTATATAATTACAAATCAGACAAAACCGCACATTCGGCCGGCACATCTGAAGGAGAGACTTGAGCGCTTGCTGGGCATTCTTGGTCATATAGTCCACCTCATCGAGAATGACGAATTTCAGGCCTTGTTCGAATAGATGGTTGGATTTCACAAACTGGTTTATTTGGTTGCGTATAATGTCGATGCCTCGTTCGTCGGAGGCGTTCAGGTGAATGACATTCTCTTTGTGTTTGCTCGCGGTGCCGTATTTTCGCGGGGTGTTTGTGTCGTTCCAGGCGTTCGTTTGATACTCTTGAATTAGGTTGATAATAGTAGTGGTTTTACCGGTTCCCGGCGGGCCATACAACAATAGATTGGGGAAGTATCGCTTGTTGAGTATATTCTGGAAAAAAACACGGTTGAACGGGTCCAGCACAATCTCGTCGAATTGGACCGGTCGGTACTTTTCAATCCACGGAATATTTGATTGCATTGGGATGGTCGAATACGAAATAGAGAGTATTCTATTTAGGTTGGTTATATACCAATTAGTTTTGTTGTTAGGTAGAGTATATACGCAATATACAAAATGACTCCCGAAAAATCAGTCGAGTTTCTATTTGCAATCAATCAAGACGGAATCATCGGCATCGAAAACCGACTCCCATGGCATATCCCCGAAGATTTAGCCTATTTCCGAAAGACGACTCTCGGGAGTATTGTTGTGATGGGCCGGAAAACATACGACAGTGTTCCCAATAGTGTATTCAACGGTAGACATTGTATCGTTCTCACCCGGTCTTGTAACGACCCTATTCCAAGGTCGTCGTCGGTTTCTTTCTGCGATTTTGAACATGTGTGGGATAAAATCGAGAGTATTCGCGAACAAACCGAAACGCGGCGTGTATTCGTTATCGGTGGGGGTCAACTGTTTTCCCTCTTTTATCCATACGCAACCAAGATGTGGATAACGGATGTCCGCTATGTAGTCGCAGAACATTCAGAGCTGGTACGGTTCACTCTTTCTCCCGACGACATTCATGCTAAATACAAGATAGACAATTGTAGCGATGTGTTTTTTTCGAAAAACGAGAGTATTCCATATATGTTTATCGCCATTTCGCGTAAATGATCTACGCTACGTGATATACTCCTGCGTTCGTGATAATATCCCGTTTCTCTTTCGGTAGGTTGGGCGGCTCCTCGCGCACCGCCATATCTTCCGGTTTTGCCATCGACGGATGTGGCAATCCTTTCGTGTCGTTTTCTCGCTGAATCTCGTCCACCTCGAGCACTTTGTCAACCTTGGTTGTTATGTTTCCCTGCTGGGCGAAATACAGACACCAATCATACGAATGTGCCAGTGCGCCGATAACCGTATCATACATAAACGATGCCACTGTGGTCGCGGATGTATACTGGACACTATACCACCAATAGGGCGGAATATACAGCACATACCCCTCGTTGACCTCGAAATCCAAGAACTTCAGTTTTTCCATTTCTTTTGTATATTCCGGACCGGGACTCCAGCAATTGATGGGCGAACGGAACTCGTAGGTCTCGTAGTCTTTTATTGGGTGGAGGAATCGTCGGCTCTTCCACGGCGTCATTTTCACGCGTATTTTCCCCGAGGTGGGCGTAATAAACTGAGACGCCGCAGTATGATACCGCAAGGGTGTCGATGCCGTGTTGGAACCCATCATTAGGTCGTATTTGGAATACATACAATACGACGGTTTCAAGAACTGGTCCATCTCCTTTAAGAGATGCTCAATGCCGGTTTCGTCTAAAAATTCGTGGTTGGTTTCGGTGATGTATCTCGCGCTGGTATCGGTTTCCATCAGCCGGATGCCGCTATGAAACGGAAGCGAGACGTAGTCAACGGTCTCTGGTTGGAGATAATCGAGAGTATCTTTGATATGGATGTCGAAGGTGTCATATTTGGACATTGCCTCGGCATGGATGCGGCTATATATTTCCGGCCGCGGCGTCATTTCGAACAATACTGGCTGACGAACTGAACATACTTCTTGTAATTGCGCGTTGGTCTGATAATCCATTTCGTATATCTCTAAATCCTCACCCTTTTTCCATTGAGCAGTCAAATGTAAGTATAGGAATACGACGGCTAAAAAAACGATGAATGATATTAACGGATTTTCTAACATCGATATAAATAATAAAAACATACATTATTTATATTGAGACCTTCCGCAGGTAGGGAAACCTACGGTTTCCCCTACGACCCCTTCCCTTGTATGATTCCC